TGTTTCGACCGAAAGGCCGAGTTGATCATTACGGGTTTACCCCCAACCGCAGCCTTAACTTGTTCTAATAGCACCGCGAGACGGATCAGGTTCTCTTTCTCAGCGTTAGACGGAATGTTAAGCCAACCGTTACGCTCGGCGGTCTCAGAACGGGTCAGCTCATCGTATGTAAAGTGTTCGGATAGGTTCATTTCTTTTTATCCATAATCTCATCGAGCTGGGCGCTCTTTTCTTTAGATCCTTGACTAGACCCAAAGTAATAACCTAAGACCATAGTCATGGCAGAGGTCAGCGCACCCAGAACGTAAATAAGAATGTCTTTTGATTGGGTGTTGACCTCTACAAAAATGATGACCAAGAAAAGTATAAAAGTCAAAGAAACTGTACCTAACGCTAAAATTGGCGTAATAATTTTATTGATAGTTGGCGCAAACTCGCTGGTAGCAATCTCTATCTCGCGCTTCCTAGCTGAGTCCATCTCTTTTACATGGGCCTCTAGTTCTGCAAGCTGACCCTTTTGAGCCATCTCCATCAGCTTGGCCTGTGCTTCCGCTTTAGCGGCTGGGTCGGGCAGAACCTTGTCAAGAACCTTTTCCCCTATGGAAAGCAGAGCTGCAATTGGTAGCATTTTTATCCTTTCGTTGCTAAGTACAAACCGATATTGCTAAAGGAATAACCAGCAAAAACAATAGCCATTCCTAAGTTGCCTTTTGTTCCCTGTTCAAAACCTATGTATGCATATACACACCCAACCAGAATGATCAGCCACGGGCTCATACGCGCTGACCACGAAAGTAAGCCACGCCGTTAATCACCTCGCAAAGTTCTGGCGGCAGTAACCTTCCGTTCTCAAAAGTCAATACACAAAACCCAGAACACCAGTTCACCGGGTTCATTTCGGTATATGTAAATTGATCCGAATATGGCTCCGCGAGCGTCCCGGCATCGACCCCCCACCTACGACCATCGTAATCACTAAATGGGGTAATTTTGAGCTGGTGTAGATGCCCAGTAATTATCGACCGACCTGATTTCAGGGCATTATTCCATGTACTGTGTATCCCGTTATGATAGCGATGCTTGATAATTACCGAGCCATTCACATCAATTCGCCACCCCGTGTGCCAACCGGGAAAGTACGCAAACAGGTCGCTGAACTCAGATAGTTCTGGTGCGTTCTGGGCAATGTAGTTAAAGAGTCGGACATCATGGTTGCCGTAAGTCCAAAGTTTTGTTGCGTTTTTTGATGCCTTTGCAATCTCATCTAATCGGTCTTGACAGGCTTCTATCTCTTGCTTAGGGGTCGGTGGGTTAGTCCCCATTAGGGCGGCGTGTCGGCTGATTCTAGCCCCATCAAAAACGTCCCCGTTGAGCGCAAGTGTTTTAGGCTTAAATTCAGTTATCAATTTAACAAAAGCCTTGTGCGCCGTAGTTGATTCTTCGGGCCAGTAATGACAGTCACTAGCAATAAAAACGTGACCGTTTTCTACTGTGTGTTCTATCACCCTGCGGTTCTCAGGTATGTATGTGTTGCGTTTGCTTTCTTGTGGCGCACAGTAGGCTGGCAGGGGTATCCCGCGATCCATTTGGATCTTAGCCTTGCGCTGACCAAAACCACGCACAGACATACCAACGAATTCAGCAGCCAGCTTGGTGCTGCCAAACCGTTTCATTGCGGTAATAATTTCTTCGTCAGATACTTTTTTTAGTGCCACGGGGTTTCCTTTGCAATTTCATTTCGTCAATTGGGCCATGAGAACTTGAGTCATACATACAAGCAATCTCAACAGCTTCTTTTGGCGATGCTCCCAAATGGAGCGCAGCGATGGCAAAGTTGGCTCCGGTTCCGATTGACCAAAACGGGTTCTTAATTCGCGCAGGGATGATGGTACTTTCGTATATCCAAATACCATCGTGCCTGAGTTCAAGAACTGTAACGTCAATATCAGAATCTAACTCTCCACCTAATTCCATTACTTGATAAAACTTTAAAATCTTGTCCCAATCACCGCAAGCGCCGTATATGCAATCCTTTCCACGGCGTAACTTTTCAGAAAGGTAAAACGAGTCATCGCCGCTAATCATGCTATCGCTGGCAATCTCAAGAGTAGAAAATTTAGCGGCAATCGTGGTCATTACCAAGCCCCTGTTGCTTTAAGCACCCCATAAAAGATAGCCGATACCGCAAAAATTGTTATCCAAATCATCCGTTCTTCAGCCCGAAAACGCTGAAAATCATGGTCAAGAACCTTGCGTTCTTTTCGCATTTGAGCAATTAAAGATTGCACTTCTGTGACAGCAGTCTTGCCAAACTCCCGTTCCATGTCCTCGTACATACCTTGCTCGGCGGCTCGGATCTTGCGGACTTCACGGTATTCGTTGGCAGCGTCAATAAATACTAGGTCTCCACGCCTCTCGAGCTGGAGCTGCTTTTTTTTCCACGCTACCCTAGCCTTGGCTTCCTCATCAAGGAACGATGAGACCTCTGCCCCGGTCTGTTTGATCTCACGACCAACTTTGACGGCTTCTTTAATTCCTTCTAAAGCTGCTCGGGCGGTTGAGGCTGGATCTGCCATTCATTTGTCTGCCTTGTCATGGAGACGCTCGTACAGCGATCCAATCAAGCTCTCTAGCTTGTCAAACCTTGCGCTCATCTCAATCCTAACTTCTTTTAGGTCATCCCTGCGGACATACATCTCTCGCAAGTCTTTTTCTATCTGGTGAATGTCCCTACGCAGCTCTTTTAGGGAATCCCATATCTCGCGGGCAAACCATCCTAGCGCAGCTAAGACGCTACTTAACCCAATATTTATAACGGTCTGCCAATCCATATTAGGTCTTCATAATGTAGCAAAGCGCGTAATACGGGGGCAGATTTGCGTTTGTGCCTGACGTACCGGCAGAAGCGTTGGTCGTTGCAACAGTAATACCGGTGGTGTTTGACGCAGAGTTTCCGCTTGCCGGGGTTCCAGCACTTCCACCTGTCCACAATCCACCAACTCCAGCTCCTGATTGGGTATTATTTATATTTACCACATGAACGTGGCCCGGATCTGTTACTACACTTGTTGCGACATGAGTATGGCTTACGACAATCGCGTTAGCAGAACCACCAGTTCCATCTACGGCGTAGGATGATCCAGCTCCAACTACAAACCGGTCGCGCAAGTCAGGGGTGCTATTTAAGCCGTTACAAAGCACAAACCCTGCGGGAATTGACCCAATTGACCCAGACCAAAGCAAAATACAGCCAGACGGTACTGATGACGGCGCAACCGCTGGGATTACCCCAACGATTCCGTAAAGGTTGTCATAGGTCTGGATGGTTACGTCTGCTGAGTCCTTTAGTATGAACTTGTAAAACAGTCCGTCAGTCAACCAAATTTGGTTAGGCGGTCTGCCGCTTGTCCCTAATATGATTGGGTTAGTGTTCGCAACCAGACCGGCATTGTCGGTATAGGTTGTAAGCGGTGTGCTTGACCCAGCCTGATAGGTATAAATCTTACCGGCGTTAAGTGGCGCACCATTGTTATCAAAAAACTGAAATCCGTTGCCAATTGGCGAAAGATTGACTGCCATAGTTATTTTCCTCTTAGAATTTCACCAAGGGTTCGTTCCTGTTTTGCTCCCGCAAGCGGCTCTAAAGTCTCACGCTGAAACTTTTCTGCCGCCTTACGTTGTCTAGCCTGTTTTGCAATAGTACCCAAGGGCAAAAGGTTTGCCGTAGAGATATTTAATCCTAACTCAAGAGCCTTGCCAGCCTTTTCCGCAAGACCGGCAACCAAGGTATTGCTATTATTTGCAAAGCCACCCTTGGGTTGGGCCATAACCTTGCGCGATACATTACCCAAAATCTTTAATTGTTTTGCAGAATCAGGGTCAAATACTTCTAGTAGCTTGGGCTCCAAGTCCCGCAAAATTTTGTTATACGCAGCCTGAGAGAAGTTGCCAGAACTATCAACCGCCTTGCGGGTAATGGTTTCCATAAGCCCTGCGGCTATGGCCTGTTGTTCTGGTGTTCCCTTACCTAACGCAGACATCATCTGGCGCACGTTGGCCTCTGTGCCTTTACCTTTTGACAACACAAATGTATCAATAAAGTTTTCAGGGGCTACTTTACCGTCCACGGCTGCGCTATACGCTGGATCTTTACGCAGGGCATCAAACCGTTCTTTGGCGGCCTTACGAGCTGCGTCAGCTAGTGGTTTAAGTTGAGCAGCCGCACCGGTCAGGGGTAGGTTCTCTAATGAGTCCCTAACAACTCCCAAGGCAAAGGACTTGTTACCGTCCCCAGCTCGTTCTGCTTTACGAATTTCGGTTGCTAGGTTAGTCCGCAAGGACTCAAACTGCTCAAAGTCCATGCGCGACCCGTCCCGGTAGGACTGAAGTTGCCGGTCAATCTCAGGCGGTAAGAATTCGCTCTTGAGCTTTTTCTTTAACTGCTGGTCTGCGCTCTGAACAAACTTTTGTGCGTCAATAGGAAAATTACCGCCAGCGGCCTGTTCTAACTGACCGTAGAGCTGACGTATGTTGTCGTTACGCTGACGGTCAATGTTTAAGTATCCATCAATAACCTGTTGCCCAAACTCAGACGGCTTAGTACCAAATACGTCAGGGGCAGCTTTTTCTCTAATCAACGTCAGGTTATTAACCAATTTTTTGTTTTGTTCGCCAATCCGTTGTGCAATGTTGGGCAACTCACCTCGGCGGTTTAGTTCGTTACTCAACGCAACTAAATCTTCAGTAGCTTGACCTTTGGTAAGCTGGATAGGATCTAGCAAGTTTAGAGCCTCAACATGAGACTCCAAGGCTTTTAGGTTTACGTCTTTTAATGGAAGTTGACTTGCAACACCACGCATTTCAAAAGGTAACTGGTCGATTGCCGCCTGAACCGCCACGGGGTTTTGACGGCCCGCAGCTCCAACGCTTGCCACTCCGGGTAGCCCTGCGGGATCTTGGCCCTTAATAATTTTTTGAACAGTTTGATATTCCTCAACCGACACCCGTGGCTTTACTTTAGGCGGTGTAGGGCGAGGCAATACAGGCGGGGCTGCGCCAGTAGCCACAGGGGGTAATTTGCTTGCCTCAAACACCTTGGCAACCCCAGCCATCATTTCCTGACCGGCTTCGGTCTTTGGCTCATAGGTCGCGGCCTTCATGGTTTCCGTAAATACCGGTTTACCTTTGCCGCCAAGAATGTCTGAACCTAACTGTATTCCTGCAGCAACCGGTGCAACCACGGCCTGAGATCCTAAAGCTGCCACGGTCTCACCAGTACCTTTTAGGTAGTCAATAAAAGACCTTTTAGGGGCTAGAGCTGCTGGGGCTGATACAACACGGCCTGACGCATCAACCTGTGGAACGGCTGCGGCTAGGATCTGCTGCTCTTTGTTGACTGCGGCCTGTTGTCGCTGACCGATATTTGCAATACGTTTATCAATAATACTTTCAAGGTCTAAAGATTCTGCCTTTGGAGCCTTTTTTAATCGCTGATCAATTAAATCTTCAAGCTCAATAATTGATCCTGTCTTTTGAAAAAACGCTTGCCTAACTTCTAACGGTCTTTTATTAAATACCGCTTGAGCATCTTTGCTATCAAAAATACGTTCAACATGGTTCGGCAAGATTCCTTGGTTTAGCATCATCTGCTTTGCGTTGGTAAGCTCGTCCTCCGTCATGTTTTCAAAACGGTACAAATCTTTCATTTTAAGCGCCCTGTGTCGGACAACCGTTTAATGTTTTGAAGTTTTGTCTTGAACTCTTGTAATTCTGCCGCGTCTGTTGGCAATAGTTTATCTAATGCTTCGCTACGGCGTTTTGGATCACGTTCATTTTTATTAATGTACATTGCTTCAAAAATCTTTTGATCCGCGTTAGCCGCCCACGCCTGACGGTAGGCCGTTAGGTTTGAGTCCCCAAACTGTTGAGCAAACTTCTGAGCGCCTTTGGCCTCCATGTCGATCCGAGTAAGGTCTCCAGCCAATCTGTTTGCAACCGACAACAATACAGATGGGGGGTAAGTTTCATCCCCGTTGGCCTTGGCTACCAAAGACTTACCAGCGTCCGTAGACATAGATTGTCCTGAAGCCTGTAACACCGCAAGCTCTACGTTGGCAATATCTTTACTTAACTGCTTAAACCGTTCATCACCAAAGAACTCTTTAATATATTGTTCGCGACTTGCAAGCGGGCCAGTAGTAAACCGGCGGTCTTTTTCTAGCTCTCTAATTCCTGACAATACTGCGTCTACGTTACGCGCCGATTTGTTTACAGTTGTTTGAGTTGCAATTAAATCTCCACGATACTTTTGACCGGTAGCCAAGTCTGTAGCCTCGCTTGGTGTTGTAGCCTGTTGAACGCCGCGGATAGGAATTGGATATGGCAAAGCAAATCCAGCATCTCCCCGTGGTGCTTGTCCCATAGGCGCTTGACCCATAGGTGCTTGAGCCATTGGGGCCGCTTGAACTTCTGACGGTGGCACTTTAGTGACTGCTGCGCCAATAGGCGCGGTCATGGCCTCTGAAGTTACGCCAACTGGCCTATCTGTTAATTCGCGAGGCAGCGGAGTTAAAGCTCCAATACCCTGCGCCCCACCAAACGCAGAGGTTCGAGAAGCTGTATCAAGACCAGCTAATAACCTTTCCTTGGCGTACCCTCGTAAACCGCGAGGGTTTTCATTTGCAAACTTTATATAAGGAGCCAAAAGCTCATCAGCCTTTTCTCTTGGTATTCCAAGTGCTTTGGCTTGATTTGCGCCATGTTCTGTAACGTATTGAACTAGTTTGTTTTTATCCACCATGTCTGGGGCTTCTTCTGCCCGAACAACCAACGGATTATTGATCAAAGAAGTCATTCCAGATGTCACCGCGTTTACTCGTTTTTCATCTAATCCAAATTGAGCTGCGGCGGTTTCTGTTTCCGTCTTTTTGATCAATGTTGGATACAACTCAGCCAGCCGTGATGTCTCCATCACATTCCGTGATAGGCCAACAAGCTCATTGATGGTCATAGGCTTATTGGCCTGATTGCCCTGAAAGCCCATCGCTATGTTTGGATTTATGCCAAAGTCTGCCATTTCAGCCTCTTAAACTGTTGGTTTTACTGGTGCTGTTCCGGGTCGGTTAAAGAATCCGCTTGACCCAAGGGCGTACAACTGAGCCGCATTTCCTACCCCACCTATTCCGCTTGCAAGTGCATTAGCTTGTCCGATTGTTCCCGCAGCTTGAGCCTGACCGCCACCTACAGCCAACTGACCAAGGTTCTGAGCCGTAGCCTGACCAGCCTGAACGCCTGTATTGACCGCGTTCTGACCCATGCCAGCTATGTTTGCTAGGGTGTTATAGATGTTCCCACGCTCGGTCTGGAACCGGTTAAATGCGTTGGAATACTCGGTTGAGGCTAGTCCCTGAGAATAGTCTTGGAGCGCCCGCAACGTGTTGCCGCTTAGAGCCCCGCCCCCTACGTTAGCCGCCCGCTGGGTGGTCTGCTCACCAATTCCTAGCCTAAAGGCCATGCTTGGGTCTAGGTACTGGTCTCGGTAGTCCTCAAACTTGCCGGTCAGAAAAGGTTGCTGGGCGCTAATGTCTTTGAGTGATTGGTAGCCAATATCACGGTAGGGCGCTAGATCCTGTCTGCCCTGCTGGTACATACGCTCTTGGATCGCTGCCGCGTCTCGGATCGCTGCGGCCTGTTGAGCTGCCGCTTTCTTTGACGCAGATGCCCCAATTAGGCCACTAGCAATACTAGCGCCACCCGTTATTGCCGCCGCCATCATCCAACTCATGTTATAGCCCTCATAATGCGTTCAATATCTTCCAAAGGTTTTAATTTGTTGCTTGAATCAAACAAAGCTAGTTCGTCTGGCTCAATTAGTTCCTTCTCAATCTCATCCAAATCGGTGTGTTCGGTCTTGTGAACCGTGATTCCTATTGCATCGGTTACCGCTAAAGTAACCCTTTTCGTCCCCGGCTTAGACTCAATTACGTCCCCAGCCTTAAGGTGTTTCATGCCCTTTTCAGTCCACGCGATTATCTCACCAGAGGCACAAAGAAAAAAGTGGTCTTTTTTGTGAACCTTGCCAACAATCAGCGTCCCAGCCGGTCGGATTAGTTTTCTGCAATACATTCCGTCTGAGAAGTAATGCTCGGTCTCTAGCTCCGCTTGAGGGAATTTCATCACCTCTTTTTGTAAGCGGTTTATCTGCTCTGTCGTTGGAACATTTTCAATAAAAGGGGCAAGTTCTAAGAGTTCAGACATCGTAGTAAGGAACCTTTTTAGATTCCCCGTTTACCGTGACATTGATAAACCCCGCAGGGTTTGCCGGCAGGGTTGCCGATCCAGCCGTGGCGGTCGTACTGCTCGTAAAATTTAGAAGATTCAAAAAGAATAACTGCCATGCTCGCGTGGGCCGCCCTGATTGGTCTGACAGCGGAGACGTTGGAATACTTTGATTCTGAGGCGTTGCCATCAGTTATCCCCAGCCGTGGCTTTTAGGTTCGCAGACACAATAACCGCCTTGATTGGGTCGGTTATCACCACCTCAAATATCCTGTCCCGCGCCCAGCCAAGCCGCCTCCACATGGCTCGGTTGTAGTACTGGCCTTGGGCTCCAATCGTGACCCAGTTCTCATTAGACCAAGTAAAACCACCGTCATTCGACCAACGGAGCATCGCCTGTGGGTTGTCACCCTGACCGGTCGATAGACCTACTCCGGGCTCAAACTGGATCTGAAGCTCGTGGAAATACTGCCGCTGTAAGTCGCTGGTTATGTGGGGGCAGCGTCTGACGCGGCGCACCAATTGACCGTCATCGGTGTACTCAGATAGAGACAGTCTATAAAGTTTGCCGTTTTCATAATCACCAACTAACACTTGTTGGTTAAAAAATGAACAGCAGTTGCCCCGGTGACGCTCGTATTCGTTCTGGTTATTGGTGTAGAGCCACTTGTGCCAAAGACCTGTGGTGTTATCAAAGGCCCAAGTCAGGCCGTTTTCGCCAATTGAGGGGAACGTCACAACGTAGGTCTCATGTCCGTTTAGCTGATACGTCCAAGCAAGAGCGTCTGAGACGTTTTGACCGACCAAGGTGTTCTCAACCGCGTGGGTCGAAATCCTTTCGGGGATGTATCCGTTCATGCGAACTACGGTGGCCTCGCCTCGGTTGTTCTTAGATACATACGCAAAAGAGTTGCCGACTCGCGAGGCAGAGAACTTTGCCGCAATACCCTGCTGGGTTGACGTACCCGGAATCCTTTGGAAAGGAAACGGAAACGCCCCAACATCAATCCAGACCTCGGAGGACATCTCACCCAGTAGGTAGACCTCTCGGCGGTCAACAATAATGGTTACCAAATCGTCTGGCGAGCCGTCCTTGCTTCCATAAGACAAGGGGTTTGAGATGATGCTTAGTAGGTCGGTCGCACCCCAGAGCTGGCTATCGGGCTTATTGTAAATAAAGTAATTGTCCACAACCTCAACCGTAGAACCGCCCACAAACGCCCCGTCTGAGGCCGGTAATACCGTCCAGTTTAGGCCGTACATTGTGGATGAGCCAACCGTTTGGGAGTTGCTAATCGTGTATGTTCCAGCCCCCCCCGTACCGGTTCCAAGCGCGGTAATTACGGTTTTTGTACTCAAGCTAGAGTTTGTAATCGTCATCCCGGCGTGGAGCGTTCCTGACGATACAGCAGATACTGTCAGGGTTGTACCTGACGTTGATCCGGTGAACACGCAGTTTACTTGGGCTGAGTTATATCGACCTGAAGCCGCGGTCTGGCTCCTACTAACGGTATACGTTCCAACTCCCCCAGTACCAGTTCCAAGAGCTGTAATAACTGTTTCTTGTGATACGCCAACGCCAAATACTTGTTGTCCGACCGCAATCGTTCCTGAAAACATCTGAGTGACGGTCATGGTTGTGCTGCTGATTGAGGCCGTAAAGATAGCGGATGCAGGGTCAGAAATCCTCCAACCGTACCGGTCAGCGCCATCGACAATGTAGGCATCAATGCCGTTGTCTACAATATCAACCAACCCTGCGCTAGTGTTTAATTGACCAACCATCTTGGGGTTGTAGTCATCTTCTAGGATGTACGCAAAAGCGCCGCAAACAGCTAATAAGTAATTGCCGCCAGACAAAGCTCTGATTCCCCGAACTTCGTCTTGATTGGGAAAAATAGCCACGGTGTCTAATCCGGGTGTCGGATACAGAGCTATGACCCCCCTGTCCCCCTGCGGTTTAGTAGGATCTATTTCAGGATAAAAGTTGATGCACTCCTGAGCGTCCTGAGTGATCGAGGGAGCCTCGTAAGCCGCGCCTACGAATCCAAAGTCAGGCATTACTGAAAGCCCCCAGTCAGAATCCAACCAGCGTCCGCACGCTTACCAACCACCAGAACGTCATCGTATCTAGCGGACTGCATGGGCTTCATGTTCGTGCGCTTAATCGTGGCCTTAGCTTGCATGGCGTAGGCGTTAATGACCGCTATCTGCTGTGGGTCGTTCTTGCCGTACATGGGCATGAGTCTTTCCGCAAGACACCAGCGCAAGCACATGATGTAGCCCTGTGGAATCACGATTGTGTCGTTGATGCTATTGAACCGCTGGAATATGGTGTCGCAGAATATGTGCATCTCGCCCTGAGACGGGTTGGGCCAGAAGTAGAACGTACCCATCACCTCGGAGGGCTGGTAATAGACCGCCTTGGGCCACGGGCCGTTCTGGGTCTTTAGGCCAATCAGCTCGTAGTTCTCAAGGTTTAGAATAGCTACCGGGTAGTCCAGACCGCCGTTGACGATAGGCTGACCGTTAGAATTGGTGTTCACCCGCACAAAGGCTGAGTTCACCGACAGGGGGCGCTCGTAGTAGGCAGTTATTGTGGTCGATGCTACGGTCTGGGTGTTGTTTACCGTATAAGTCCCGGTGTAGTTTACGTTGCCACCAGCTCCGGTTCCAAAGCCTGTAATCTTGGTTCCAGCGGCAATTCCTGATCCTGTTATCACCATTCCAAGCGCAATCCCGCCCTCGGTGATGTTAGTGACCGTTAGGGTATTCCCTGATATTGAGCCGGTAAAGGTGGAGTTGACCTGACCGGTTGGGCCAATCGTGTATTGGGTCTGTCCCGCAGTCAGGGTGAAAATGATTTCGGTCTTATAGTAGACCATCATTTGCTCGTTTGACCATTGGTCGATCATGTCGTTCAACATATCGAAAGCGTCTTGGGCTTCCGCAGGGGCCGGGGTCTCGCCCGCAGCCAGCGCCCCAATGTCCTTCATGGCGCGGCTAATGATGTCTATTGGCTGGGTCATAACTTCACCTTAAATGTCTCTACTTTCCACGGTGGATCGCAGCTCTCGGTATTGTCTAATGCCTCAAGTTGTTCGGCAAGCCTGTCTTTAATAAGGTGGCGGTCACCCTCTTGAGTGTCTAAATCCAACCAATGTGATACCTGATGCTCGGATAGATTGTCATCTATTTTGTATGGAGTGCGGAACTTCCAGTAACCCTCTGTGGATACAGATTTGCCGTTATTGGAAACCTCGCAATGGTATTTGACTTGAAAGATCAAGCCATTATCTACCCGCAGCTCAGTAATTTTCCAGTTAAATGCGGTCATTAGGCCAGTCCTGTGCGCCAACCACCGTGATCAATTCCTCAACCGTAGCGCAAGCCGCAATCGCGGCCTCTAGCCTGTCGCACTCAGCCACAATCGCCGCACGCTTTGCGACCACCGTTGCGGGTATGTCTACATTGCGCTCTGCCTTGCGGACTACCATCCAATCGGTCTGGGCAAGCATCGAGCCAGCAGTCTGCTTAACCTGTGCAGTCCATTGGCTCTTGAGTCCCTTGGTCACCAGACGCTCTGCGGAGTCAACCATCGCAGATTGTCCGTTGACCACGCCCAAGACTTTGACGTACATGGGGTTGTCGTTTTGGTCTACTTCCTCACGGTCATTTAGAAGTTTAGGATTGCCTACGCCCCAGTAAAACCGTTGGTCATACTGCTCAGGGTCGGCTACCTCTACAATACCTAGTTGCTCACGCAAAGCAGGGTCACGCAGGTGTGGGTAGCGAATACCGTTAACGATTTGTTCAGAATCTATTGAGATTGGGTTGCCATTGAGTTGAAACATTTATTACTCCTATCGGGCTAAACTGTACTTAAAGGGAAACTCGGCAAAGGCTGCGTAGATGTAGGTTGAACTACTAGCGTTCCAGTCTGTGTCTGTGCCTACTATCTTAAATCCGTTTGACAAGAAATCTGCAAAGTACAAAGCTGAGGTTGTGCCTGCTGCTTCTGCGTTTGATAGATTTGGCTGCAATCTAAGGTCTACAAAATTATAAGTATCCCTTGCTCCGTCAAACACTTGCCAATTTCCTGTTGTGTTGGTGCGCTTAACAAGAACGTATTTTGGCCTAAACCCTGTGTACACAAACGGGCCATCCGCAGAACCATTGCCCGTGTAACTTCCAAAGGCGCTATACCCCGCTACTGCGTCAAAACAATACGCCACATATGTTGAGCCGTTTTGATTTACAGAATCCCAAGTTCTTAATGAAAATACTGACGATGTTGGGAGCGTATTGTTCCAAGGTTGATTTGCAGTATTAACGGCTGCCGTTGAATTTAAGAGTAGATAATTATTATTGCTAGATGTAAGCGAACTATGCCAAACAACCCAATCTCCAGTTCCAACACTTCTGCTTTTAACAATAATCATGTCAGGCGTTACACCAAGCCCGTGACCAACCGTAGCACCAGCAGTACCGTTACCCGTATACGTCACAATCGAGAACCCGCTAGTAGTGCTTGCGCTGACTGTGCTGGTAATAGTGCCAGCGGTGTTGGTTACTCCTGTGCCGCCGCCCTTCCATTGCCATGCAACCATTGAGCCGCCATTCTCGTTACCGCCATTATCAGACCCTACGGAAAATCCATTTGAATTAAATGCAGTAACACCCGAGAATGTTCCTTCAGCACTTGTAGAGTTTGAAAATAATTGTTTACTTGTTCCACGAATTACGTCAAATAAACCATGATTAAAAACCCCGCTTGACCGAGATTTGTACCAAACAAAATCAGGCTGAAAACCACCAGAGTTAACAATGGACTGACTAGAGCCATTGCCTGTATAAAGGTTAACGTCAAAGTAATCATTTGCCAATGTAGTGCTAGTAGCACCGATGGTCGGCGTAGGCAGATTAATTGTACACAATGCCTTAAAGCCAGAGGGGGCTGTGTAGGAAAAGGCACGTTGACCGAAGTTGGCATGGCAGGTAGCACCACCAGTAGCGCCAGCAGTTTGAACAGTAACAAACCAAGTGCTAGTTGTTCCTAAATCTGTATAGGCCGCATTAGTTCCAGCCGCAGGGTCACCTGATGCTTGCCATGTACCGTTTTTGCTAAACCAAACTTTTCCGTTATCTAGGTCAATAGCGACTCCAATAACATCACCATTGGTAAATGATGTGCCGTAACTGGCAAGTGTTCCGTTACTGTATTTCTGACCTGTATAAAGGTAACCTCTTGATGCAGTTCCGTTTACGGTAGGCAACGCAGCTTGGTTATAAATCGAAACACCCATCTGAGCAGAAACAGACAACGCAGATGCTACTGTAATTTCTGTATACCATTTACCAGAAGTTACTCCCAGAGTTGATGCTCTTAGTGCGTTCCCTACTGGGCCAGTTAATTGTAGGTTTCCATTTGCAAGTGTTGCTGTGCCAAATAGAGGGTTGAAAGTAGCGTAATTCCCACGCACCTCACCACCAACACCTGTGTCTGTACCGTATGCCGTAGGTGAATCCACTAGCGAGTCATTGCCTGTGCCAGCCGTCACCGAGAAGTTGTTAGGTGTCCAGTTGTTACCGTTGCCTGAACTGTCCTTGCCTAGCGTTGTGCTAGTCGTGCCAGAGTTGTCTGCAAACTTTAGGTAAAACCCGTTAGTGCCGTATGTACCAGAATAAGCCTTGGGCTTCCATACGCCTGTGGCAGAATCAGTTTCACCAAACGAAGATGGTGTTAGTTGCTGTCCGTCAATAAAGTAGACTTCAGCCATGTAACCGCCAAAATAATAGGAATTTCCAACACCTGTTCCTACTTGAGTGCCAATTCCAGTATTTAATCCAGAATTGATAAATAAATCTGTGTTTTGAGTAAAATCTACCGCTCCGTTTGTTGCTTGCAAAACACCGTTTACATAAATTTTTGCACGGTTTGAACCCGTTGCTTGAGTTGTATCAATTCCAACAACTACATGATACCAAGCAGATGGATCTCGATATAAGGCAGCGGTTGGGTAGAGCTGATATGTTCCATTGTTGTAATGAAACACGTTTAAATACTCGCCGCCTTGAAACAAAATTCCAAACTGCCTATTGTTGCCGCCCGTTAAATCAATACATCCAAGCAAATGCTGGTCAGACGCAAGTAAACTACGTTTTACCCAAGCGGAAAATGTAAAGGTGCGGCGATTAGATGACCCTAAAGTACGATTTAGATAGGCCGTGTCCGCTGGGTTAAACCGCAGACTGCGCTCTACTGCACCAGTTGGTGTACCTCCCCCCGTAGAGCCAAAACCTACTGGTAAGACGCTCAAGATAGTGCTCCAGAGTTGACTACAAATACGTTAGTACCGTCAGAGAAGTAACTAAGCAGATATGTACCGGTAGCGGATATAGCGGTCAAAGCGCCCGTTGCAACCTTGGTAGTAGCTGCGGCAGATACGGTGTAGTTAGATCCGTTGACCAATAAAATGAACCCAGACTGACCCGCAGTAATGTTTGTAAATGTTAGGGTAAATGATCCCGTTGGGGTGCATTTGAAGTTATTGGTGACGTTCATATCAAATGAACCGTCATTGTCTGTTGTGACCGTACCGCGCTGAGAGGCTGTAAACGTCTGGGCAATTCCTAGTCCCGCAACCGTAGTGCTTGATGCAGGAAACGTCATCGTGGTGCTATCAGTACCAGCAAGGGTCAGCGTATTGCTTGCCGATAATGTCTTGCCGTTGGTGACCGTCAGGGTTCCCGTACTGCTAGTAATTGTTAGGCCGTTAACCGTGGTGAAAGCACCTGTGGTTGGACTTGTAGCTCCAACGGTTCCGTTTAATGCACCTGAGAAACCTGTTGAGGTTAGGATTCCGGTTGACGGATTAAATTGCAGCTTGGTTGATGAAACATTGGCTGTCGTGATACTGCCTGTTGTTGCGCTAGTAAATGATAGGTAACGGGTTGCGTTGGTCGTTGTATCGTCCACAATAGCAAGTCCGTTTGCGTTGGCCTGCCATGTTGGAGCTGACGCACCGTTAGACGTTAAGACGTAGCCCGCAGTACCGGTAGACCCGGCAAGGGAAATCGTTCCGCTGACCCCAAGATTGGTAAATGACCCAGCCGCAGCCGTGGTCTGACCAATGCTCATGTTGTTGATCGTACCCAAGTTGGTAGGCGCAATCTCTATCGAGCCAGCCCCGGTGGGCTTCATGTGAACGTGACCCGTACCCGTAGGACTGATATCAATCTGGGCGTTTGTGCCGTTCATGTTTGTGGACACGTCTAAGCTGACGTTATTGCCACCACCCGCGCCCCATTGAAGCTGGGCGGTTCCCGTAGCGTTTCGCAATGCACCGCCAGCCGATGTGGCAGCGTCAAAGTACGGGCCAACGAACTTGGTCGTTGCCGTGACGGTCGTTCCTGTAATCGTATTTGCGGCAGTACCGCCAATCGCAGGGGGGCTTGATAGGTCTAGTGCGCCGCCTAACGTAATCGTTCCAGAGCCAGTAATTGGGCCACCGGTTAGGGTTAAGCCGTTGACAGTTCCAGCAGTACCAACCGAGGTCACAGTACCGGTCGTAGGCGTTGCCCATGAGGGAACACCAGACGCAAGGGTTAGAACCTGACCGTTAGACCCTGCTCCTAGAAATGTTGTAGCCCCAGCTCCTGACTGATAAGGCAGAGACCCAGCAGCTCCACCCGCAATGTTTGTTGCAGTCGTTGCCGTGGTCGCAGTTGTAGCCGTTGTAGCGGTTGCGGCGTTACCTGAAATTGACCCTGAAATCGTTGAGCTGACCGTCAGACCGGTAAGGGTTCCGACCGCCGTAATGCCGGTGTAAGAGCCTGAGATCCGAGCCGTGTCAATGGTTCCAGCAGTTATTTGGTTTGCGTTAATTGCAATGTTTGTGTTGGTGACGCTTGTAAGTTGACCTTGAGCGTTGACCGCAAAGACCGGAACCGCCGTAGCAGAGCCGTAAGTATTCGCAGACACCCCGGTGTTAGTAATGCTAAACGTGTTAGAGGCAAGACTTAGACCCGTACCGGCAAAGTAAGCGCCCGCTACTTGGAAGTTCGACCAAGTGACCGCAGTAACGCCTAACGTGCCACCCGGCTGGATGTAGCAGTACCAAGCCGAGCCAGCTAGACCGCCAGACTCAACGAATACTAGGGCTGAGACCAGCTCATCCCATGTGTTTGCGTCAGAAGCTCGCGTCCAAGGTGTCCCAACGATATAAATACCGTTTTGGGAGGCCGTAGACTGATCCTTGACCAGAACCCTGTCACCCGCAACTACGGAGACGGTATCAATAGTCTGAGCGCCTGAAAGGGTAATATTTCCTGTTGTAGCCGCCCTAACTGGTTCCTTCCATGAGATCCCGGCTAATGCCGCATCAACGTAGGTCTTGTTCGTCAGGTCGTTGCCGCCAACCGGTAGGCTGGTCGCAGACGCAGAGGTAAACGCCGCCGCCGCAGGGGTAGTCAGACCGATAGTCGTACTGTTAATCGTACTGTTAGTAATCGTTACCCCGTCCAGATTGGGGTTAGTCGGGGCGTAAAACGGTAACCCTGCTGGCCCAATGAACGAAATTATGTTGTACGGGTAGAGGGGCTCAAACGTCCCCTGAACCGGCACTATGTTGGTCGTTTGGGTATTCGCGGTCTGGTTAGACATGGTGAATCCTTATTCGGTAGCCACCAACGTAATGTACAGAGTGTTGGTTCCTGATGAGATGCCCTTGATGTAAAGGTTTGGGGCTCCGCAATCAATAATCATCGGGTAAATCATGTTAGCCGGTAGGACTAATGACCCAGAGCCGCCCGTAGACGCAATCACGGGGGTGTCCATATTGCTTGAAGTCGTGCCAAAGGTCACCGCAGCTCTACCCGTTCCGGTGTTCAACAGGCCCACGCGATAGGCGCGGGTTGGCGAGCTGGGGACGATTTGCAGGGCAGAAGATGCAGAGGTTGTTAAATCCAACGCATAGGTTGGGCTAAGAATTTTGATTTGGTTCATGGGTCACCTCAGATGTTAGTTGTGAAATTATCCTACTTTTAAGCCAATTTCCAATATGTCCTTCAAAGATTTTATTGCCTATGTGACCCATGTTGATTTCAGGGTCTAACCATACCTGACCGCCTATCTCTCTCCACCGCTTACAGAACGAAAAGTCCTCGCCGTACTTCCACTTTTTGTCTGAGTCGATAAACGATTCGTAGAGGGGATAGAACTGGTTGTTAACCGCGTCATCGTGATAAAAGGTCTCTGGGTAAGCCTCAATCATCTTGGCTACGCAGTTCTTTGTGATCTTCAAAAAGCCCGTGGGAACGCGATCCACCTCTAAAAGTCCCGTTTCAGGGTCAGCTTCAAGGTACTTTCGCTCCTCAATCCAGCCAATATTGAACTTTAGCGGATCAACCCTTGCAGGGTACGCCCCAGCCACAAAGTCTACTGGGTGGTCGATTAGCTTACACAAAGCACCGGCCTCCCACGCAACGTCTGAGTCGATAAAGACCAGCTCATCGCAGTCGGAGTGGTAGAAATTGGTTGTAATTACGCCTCGGCAGTCGGCAATTAGAGCGTTGCCTACGTCATCCACGAATGTAAACCGGTCACCACGCTTAATTAGGGTAATGCAGTCAGTCATCAGGGAGCGCATCGTTCCCATGTGAACCACGCCTGTGTAGGCGGGCATTGCCAACATTATGTGCTTCATGCTATTCCTAAAAATGAGAAAAGCCACCCCTTGTGAGGGCGGCTTCTCCGTAGCTTCAAAACATCTTAGGCGGTAATGCCGATGTTCTGCAATGCGGTGATGATGCTATTGATTCTCGCGCACATATCGGTCGTTGAAGCAGTTGTCGATACTAGCGGAGAGATAGCACCGGCTTGAACCACAGGGGTCTCGCCGTAAAAACCAACTTTGCCAGCAACGATGCCCAATAGGACACCGTCTGAGGCGTTACCGTTAAATAGATAGTTGGTCGTTTGGGTACTTGCTGCGCCGGGATTTGCCATGATTTAGGTTCCTTTCCTAATTAAGCCGCAACTCGGCAAGCGAGTTCGGGGTAGAGGGGAGCCCAACCGTA